GTCAACCATCACACGCCAGAGCGTATAACAGAGATAGGAAGATTCTGGTTAGGTTGCGGAACAGAGTTTTGCATTGACGGTTGCCACGGCTATTTCGTTATTGACGAATTACGTTGGGAGGAGGGAGATAAGCTTAGACAGTATTTGGCAGACTGTTACGGCTGCAAGCCGGACGAACTAGAAATATATCTATATGACGGCGAAGAGACAGTGACCAAGTACAAAAAAATGGATTAAGCCGTTGCGGCGGCCATAAGGAGGTTACAAGTATGAGACCAATCACTAGCACCGAGCGCCTAAAAGCCCGAGACTTGCAGCTCACCATGGCCCGTCGCCGCCAGGTACGCGGCAGCATTAAGGATTATGTCACCGTTTACCGCGACTTCTGCAGGGCAGACGGCGACTGGAGCGCAAGCCGCCGAACACGTCTTTATACCAAACACGGCGGCGAATATTGCGAGCTTCTGGAAATTCTCGAGTTTTTCTATAGCGATCATGTTCTGTCAGAGAACCCCGGCCCGTTTTTTCAAGGAGGAGTGAAAAGTGAAGGATTATGTTGACATTAGGGTTCGTGTCCCGATAGAGATGCACGAACGAATGGAAAAACAAGCTAAAGCGGAGTATAGCAACATCAGCGAGGTAACTCGCCGCTTATGGGTTGCATACCTGGAAAAGAACGAACAAGAAAAGCCCCGATGAAGGGGCTTTTCTTTTGTGCGGGGGGGACAGTTTCCTGCCCCCAATAGATAGGAGGTGGACCGGTGGTTCTGCTTGTGTTTTTGCTTAGCGACTCTATGATACACTATCATTATACACCACTAAAAGCTCTCGAAACGCCTACTTTCCGCTCACTTAAACAGGCCAGCCTAGTTTTTCAGCCACCAAACAGACAAAATCTCTTCTCCAACGTCGCACAGTGCTATCTGCCACGCCCAGGCGATTAGCGATCCCTTGATCCGTATAGTAGCCCTGGAAAAATTTCATTTCTATTGATTGTAACCTTCGCGGATCGNCTGCCCTGCCTGTCTGCTCCAGTGCCTTCTCAATAGCTGCAACTCTTCTTCCGGCTTCGCTTAAAGCAATGGCAGTCAGTTTGATTGCCTTGTTCCCAGTCGGATCTCCCNCCTGCCCCTCTGCCCTTGGGCCATCAACCTTGCTTGTTCCTTCAATCACATCATCCCGCAGTTCTTCGAGCATTTTCTTGGTTTCTTGGTAGCACCGGATCTCCTCTTCAATCAAACGATAGTTAGCCCTTTTCAGATACCGATCCCTTTCCAAAGCTAACACCTCGCCCTTATAGCACCCTGGCAGGTTCCATCATCCCGCATGATCGGATTGTCAGGATCGTTAAAGACCTTGCAAAAACGATCCCCGCTTAGATTGATGCACCCNTGGCAGTCCTCCAGGACGTGTAACTTCATCCTGCAAACCGGACACTCTTTGCTTTTTTTGTCTACCGTAATTCTGCAAATCGGACACCGTTTAGCAACCCTTATCGCCATCCTTAGCCCTCCCCTGGAGGTAATTATAAGGCTTCCGCCGCCTTATATTCCCCTGTTTGTTTATCTTTTGGTATGGTTATCATAGTAACCACAGCCCATAACTACAGATCAACCGCATCCCTTTCCGTCATGAGCTTAATTGTTTTCCGGTGTTTCCACTCAAACTGATCTTCAAAGTAGATAATCAGATCGGTTAGCTTTCCATTCTNGCCGCAAAACTGGCACTCATACTTTCCCCACTTGCCTATGAGTAAAAGCGCAGATTTAACCCGGCAAAAAGGGCAGGCCACCCGGATAATCACTTCGGCGTTTCCGTCTTGGATGCGAATAATTTTTTTGATTATATCTGCACATTCCAATTTCAGCTTCATACGCCCCGCCCCTTTACAGGTAGCTTTTCCCGAACACTTCTCTAAACTTGTCTGCCCCGTATAACTTTTCAAAGTGCCTTTGGCATAGTTGCTTCAGTTGCTTGTCCAGTNCAGCGTTAAAATGAACNCCCCGCTTGGATTGGTTGTGGAGATCGCCCCTCAAGTACACCCAGCAGCCCCACTCCAAAGACTTTTGCCGCTTGTCCGTGCCAAAGAACACTTCGTGCCGATGTAGGTTTTGTGTTGCTCCTGTGATGAAACACTCTTTTTTATCCTGCATAATGCTAGGCGCAACCTTTTTCGTTTTCTTTCTTCGTTCTGGTTTGGGGACCGCTCGAAGGGTCACGTTTTCGTCCCCCATTGGCTTTTTAGTCTTGCCAGTTCAGCAGGTGGTAGNGTTTCAATCCCAAGATCCTGCGCNACATAGATTGTTCCNTCAATCAACCGGGCCATCTGTTTGGTGTCAAGATCCCTGGTTCGTTCATATACGAGGTAGCAAACGAAGGTTTTTCCGTTCTCTTGACGTACATCGAACGCCTTTGTGTAAGGGTAAATCACATCAACGTTCACCGAATCCGGTAGCTTGAAACCGATCACTTCTCCGTCTTTATCTCTGGCTAAAGCCCCGTACTCAACAACAAGATTTTTCTTGACTTCTTCTTCGCCAAGCCCCTGCGCTTCGGCGATCTTGTTTACTAAAACGTGAAAGTACGCATTGGCATCCAGACTTCGTTTCCTTCTGTATTTCTTGATCTCCACGTTCACGTCAAAGTCTTTTAGCTCGTCAAAGTTCCTGCGGAAATCACCGTCTAATTCAATTGTTACTCTTTGCTTGTGATTAAGCCCGAAAGATAAATCAACAAGCCTTCCCTTCATTACTTTAGTCCTCCCTGACCTGCGACCGCTTCGGGTCAAACCCTTCGGGATACCGCTTTTTTAGCTTGTCCACGTTGTGTAGTGCCACCAGTTCCAAAGGCATTCCGATTGTGTTACAAATGTTTGTCAAGTACCACAACACATCACCAAGTTCGCTCACCAGCTCCACTTTGTCGATTTCGTGTCCATGGTAAACGTGCTTTTTAATTAGCTCCACGACTTCTCCAGCTTCGCCAGCTAACCCTAATCCCAGGTTAGCAAGCTGTTCCTGCTCGCTTAGCTCTGCATTCATTGTCCTTTTTGCGTTGATTTGATACTCCCAAAAATTCATTCTGTTTTCCTCCCCGCTTCCCACTCCCTGTAAAGTTCAAACCAATCCCTAGCGTACATTATGACCACCCAATCGCTGTGATCCTTCCGGTGCGCCACGATGGGAATTTCACCTTCTTCTGCGTCCCTCCTGGCTTGTCCCAGTGCATCGTATAAAGATAGCCTGTTGGTTCTTTTGACCTCTTGATGGATTCCTGGTAAGCCTATACAATCCGCTCCACCTATACCGCTATACTGCTGTCCTCTGCGAACGCCCGAAAAGCCTTCTTCTCGGCATACGCTTGCCCATTCCCTTTCGCCACGCTTTCCTTTTTCTCGACTATTGATCGCCACTTGCACCCCTCCTTTGGAGAAAGGGGCAGGGTTACTGCCCCCACTCCAATCGTACTATTTAGAAAGGAACCTGATCGAAGTCTGGCTCATCAGTATCGCTGCTAGATGTTTGTTCTTTGCCCCACTCCAAGAAACGCACGTTGTCGGCAACAACCTCGGCAGCCTTCCTGCGAACGCCTTGTTGATCTTCGTACGAACGGATTTCGAGCCTTCCCTCTACCGCTGCAAGTCTGCCCTTAGCTAAATGGTTAGCACAGGCTTCCGCTAGTTTGCGCCAGACCACAACGTCGATGAAGTCCGCGCCTCGCTCTCCGTCTTGCCCAACAAATGACTTGTTCACTGCAAGCGTAAAGTTAGTCACTGCATTACCATTTGCTGTGTACCTTAGTTGAGGATCCGCGGTCAAACGTCCGATAAGAATGATTCTGTTTAGCATTGTTCTTCCCCCTTCAATTCAAACCTACCAATAGGCGGTCTGTAAATAACAATCATGCTAGGAAATGGTGCGGAGTTCTTTGCTCCTTCAAACTTTAGTCTCCCTTTGATAAAACGGATTTCCGCTTTACCCAAAACGTAGCTGTGAAACCACCGTGTATCTGTTCGGGCCGGCAACAGGCAAACCACCGTTGCTCCCTTTTGTGATTCTTCCCAAGCTTTTTTTACCCATTGGGTTATCTCTCTGCCATAGGGAGGATTCATCCAGCATATGTGATTCCCCCAATCCACCGACAAACCATCATCTTCGGGACTAAAGTAATACTTTAGCTTCGTGTTATGTTCTTCGGCGCAAACATCAACCGTGAAGTGGAATTCGTCGTTTAGAGCATTAAACAAATCCCATGGCGTTTCCCAATCACTCTTTTTGCTTGAAAAGTGTACGTTCATTCCACAATCACTAACAGTGGTATCCAAAAACTGTCCCCATCCAGAAGTTCAAACAGTATGGCGTTGTCTGTTTCGTCTAAGACTTGTCCTTCTAGGTAAACTGTGTCAAGCCCCTTCCTCTTGGCAAATGACCGCTTCACCTCAATTTCCGTCACAACACCTATTTCGTACATTCCTGGCCCTCCTTACCACAAGTCGTCCATGAGTTCTTGTAGGTTATCCCTTATGTCGTCTATTTCTGCAATTTCTCGAATGTCAACCATGTCCCCCAATATACTCCCTAACCTATCTTCGATCTCGTTGCAGAGGTCATGTATTAAATCCTCTACCTCTTCTACGACAATATCTCCGTCTAAGATCGCTTCCATCCGTTCTATAAATTTTTCCCGCAGTTTACCTTTCATAATAACCCTCCTAATCTTCCAATACTAGCAGTACAAACTCCGTAAAGCTCACAGGAGCGACGACTTTCGCCATATCCAGTATAACTTCCGCATACTCCCTAATCTCT